GTGGTGGCCATGGAAATGAGTCCTGAGGTTTGCGCTGATGTTGTAATGTGGTTTGTTGATAATGTTGTAGGGACAAGAAATGCCGCTGGTGATGCTTATATAGAGATGTGCAGTAGTGTATCTTCACTTATAAGTGATAAAAGTAATTTAAAGGAGTTGTTATCAAGGATAGCCAAGGGTATAAATTTCGTCGTGTTTGGCGTGCATGAGGAAGGGATAAGGAATAGAGCTTCTTTTGAAGAATTGGATATGATAGTATCAATAGAAAGGAATATATCTTATGCTATTAAGGCTGGATATATAAAAGATTACAATGGTGTTATAAATGATTTGGGAAGGCAATGGAAAGAAAGATGGGGTAATCCTGTTCTTAAATTGAAGTCTTGATTTTATTTCGTTGTTATAATTCGCAGATATAGGGGATACGAATGTCGTATTCCCTATATTGTTTAATGGAGTGTGTTATCTTGTTATTAAATCAAATCTGTATCTTTGTTGAAAACAATAACATTATTAATATGTGTAGTACAAATGGTTGTTGCCATGATCATTCAAGGGAACGTCCCGAAGAGTGTTGTCATGGCGTTAAGATAGACAGGTTTCTTAACAAATGCCCTAACGATCCTTGTGATCCTTGCGATCGGGATTGTCAGGACGAACCTTGTGTTGGTTATGGATGTCCTATAACCTTGTATGATAAATGTGTCTTATACTCAGGCGATGAGTTGGTGGCGGATGGTATAGAGAAAGGTAATGACATTTCTGTCGTTATAGACTCATTGAGGCGTATTATAGCGTCTAGGGATAAGCAGATAGATTTATACCATCGTGAGGTTCTGGATTTGAAGAAGATTATAAACGAGCTTGTCAACGCCGGTGGTAGCGGCGGGGATAACGATACGGAAGAGGAGACGTGGTAATGAATGGTTGCAACAAAAAACAATACAGGCCTACTGTAGACGATACGAAAGTACCGTGCTCTACGTACATGAGTACCGATTGTATTTATCCTGGTGATAAGGTACGTGTGGAATCATTGGGATTATCCCCTAATTGCGATATGTCCGATACCCTTAACGCTATGATAAAGGCTATACGGGATAGGGATGCCGAGATACTTGAATTAAGAAGAATGATCAACAAATTGATTTGATATGAGAAGTAATTGTAATCCATGTAAGCCGGAATATAGACCTGGGGACGAGTGTAGTATCTACAGTTCCCAGATCGTATATGACGGTCAGTCGTTCCCTGAGGCAGATATCAGGAACGGTGATAGCATGAATAGCGTAATCGAGTCTCTGGTAAGGAAGCTGGTTGCCGTATCTGGTGCCACGGCGTCCATCCAGCGTGACTCGTTCAAGGGCGTTCAAGCTGTCAGATTAAGATACGAGCCGTTGAATGTGCTCAGTGTTACCTATTGTGGTACTATCGTCCCTAATGACGGATATGTCGTTTCTGGCAGGTCCGTTAAGTTTAAGAAGAAATATTGCATGGGTGATGAGTTCACTGATGTTAATATCGTATATACTACATTGAATAGTAATATTTTAAATACCTCATGTTATGGCTAAAAGAGTGTACGATACGGTCTTGGCTTCCGAGTGTGACGGCTGGGTATGTGGTGAGACCCTCAAGAAGGGATCTCTTCCCGTAGACAGGTTAGAGCTTGACTCTTTTTCAGAGGCTGTCAGGGAGCTTATAGAACGGTTTTTCGAGGAGGGATGGTTGCCGGACATGATCTGCGATCTTGGTTGTGGTGGCGTCAGCGTGTTTGAGATTAAGCCTACTAACTTCGAGTATCCTCCTGAGGGTGGCGAGCAGATTCTGGAGATTATCGTAGGTAAGAGTGATAAATGGACTATAACTCAAGCGGAATGATATGAATAATTTAAAAGATATTCTTGCTAAGATCGAGCAAGGTTCCTCATGGGTGTCCTACGACAAGATTTCCGGTACCGGCCCCGACAAGGTGGCTATTAAGGTAGAGCCGGGGTGGATGGGTAGGTTGCCTAGGGAGACTTACGTGGCGGTCGAGAAAGGCAAGGTTACGAAGCTCGCTACTATAACCCAGAAGGGTATAGAGCGGGTAAGCGTGGATCCTACCAGTGTCATGTTCGACATGGAGGGCGGGACGGCGACCATCAACGCCAAGCTCAACTCCGCCTCGGTCAAGGCTTCCTGCCTTACCCTTGGTGGCTCGGTGAGCAAGTCCTATATAGTATCCATGAACGTGAACGGCTTATCCATGAAAGTCCCGGAAGAGGATAGCAGATATATAGTGTATGCCGATCCTGAGGATCCCGGAGCCACTGATTTGTATGAGGCTAGCTTTGTCATAGCTATGCCTAAGAATATGGATAACGAACAGCATCATGAGATGTTTGTCTTGAACGGTAAGGTTGTTAATATCAATCAACAGCCTAATGATATACCTTATATCATACTTGATCATGACTTCGATAACGTGACTAGCGAGAACGGTCAGGTTGTCATCGATATCAAGTCCAATACCGAGTATGATATCGAGCTGGTATGTTGCACTTGCGGTGATGGTAGTGAGCCGGAACCGGAACCACCCTTCAACGTGGATCCGCAAAGGTTGACGCTTAATAAGGATGGTGATACCCAAATCGTGAGGGTAGAGGCCGGAGATGATGTTTCATGGAGAATAACTGAAGGATAATATGGCAAGGGAAATAGATAAGAATTGTGTCGAGGGTAATTGCTTTGCCATTAACGACAAGAGCCATGGGGTAGGCGATAATAAGCTTAATATCGTATACAAGGCTAATTATACCGGTCAGATCTGTACGGCTAAGTTCCGTATAACGTCAAAGGACGGTAATATTGTCAAGGAGTATATGATAGCTCAGGACGCCAAGCCCGTTTATTATAATATCAAGATGGTTCAGCCGTTCACCAAGGACGACTGTCTGGCCAACCAGCATGGATCGGTGGTGTTGTATACGGTCGAGGAAAGGACTTACAAGTCGTTTATCTCGCAGGAGGACGCAGACGCCAAGGCTATGGAGGATATAGCCCTGAACGGTCAGAAATACGCCAACGAGCATGGTGAGTGTATAACCGATATCTGGTATAACGAGGAGCAGAGAAAGACGTTTATACGTAATAATTGCGATAAGTTCAGTGACGGTCAGGAATATGTTTATATCATTCCTGAGGGCAAGTACGTATCTTCCATCTCTCAGGAGGACGCCGATAGGAAGGCTCTTGAGGATATTGAGAAGAACGGTCAACAACAAGCCAATTTGGAGGGTGAGTGTAAGCCTAAGGAGAATATCTATTATGGTAAGTTTAGCAAGACCTTTACTCGTAACAATTGTGATTCCACCCAATACGGTACGGATGTGGTTGTTAACGAGACGATGGTTACGGGAGACTTCAGATCCATCGTGTCTCAGGAAGACGCTAATAGCCTAGCAAGGGCTGCTGTCGAGGCTCAAGGTCAGGATATAGCGAATATCAAGGGTAACTGTGAGAAGATGCCGGTATTTACCGGATCGTACTCCAAGGTATTCCAGAGAACCAACTGCCCTGAGGGTTCTACTCCTGTTGACTTCACTGTGGACGAGAAGATGTGTTCTGGATATCCGTTCACTTCTACGGTATCGCAGGATGCCGCCAACAAGCTGGCGCAGGACGCTGTCGAGGCGCAAGGTCAGGCTATCACCAACGAGCGTGGCGACTGTCAGACTAACGTCTACTATAACGTAAGGATGGAGAAGACAGTTACGAGAAATAATTGCGACGAGTTCCATATCGGTCAACCTTATACTTATGTTGTAGCCGCTGGTAAGTACTTCTCTATTATCTCTCAGGAGGATGCTGACAATAAGGCTAAGGCCGATCTTGAGGCTAACGCCCAGCAACAAGCCAACCTAGAAGGTGAGTGTAAGGAGAAGACGATCTACTACGGTAGGTATAATAAGGAGTTCACTCGTAATAACTGTGATGAGACCCAATACGGCACCAAGGTTGTCGTGGATGAGACTATGGTGACAGGAGATTTCAGGTCTACCGTATCTCAGGAAGACGCCAACAATAAGGCTAAGGCCGCCGTCGAGGCTCAAGGTCAGGATGTGGCTAACGTGAAAGGTAAGTGCGAGAAGGTGCCTGTATATACCGGTACTTATACACGTACGTTTACCCGTAACAATTGTGGTGCTGGCACTGGTGGTACTTATACGGTAAATGATAGGATGGTTGACGGTTATCCGTTCACGTCTACCGTATCTCAGGAGGATGCCAATAATAAGGCCAAGGCCGCCGTTGACGCCCAAGGACAGGCCCTTGCCAATATCCACGCCCTTTGTACGTACACCGGCCGTGCTTCCTTGGAGTTCACGAGAAACAACTGTGGTGAGTGTAAGATCGGATCTAAGGTGACGATCACCCAAGATATGGTAGAAGGACACCCATTCCAGTCTAAAGACTCCCAGACCGCCGCTGACGCTATGGCCATGACCGCCGTACAGGCTCAAGGGCAGGCTTTGGCTAACACCAAGGGTACTTGCTCTAACGCTACTATGTATACCGGTAGGGCTAGCTTCGAGTTCACTAAGAGCAATTGTGGAGCTAATCAGATAGGAGATCCGTTCACCGTGACACAGGATATGGCCGATGGTCATCCGTTCCAGTCTTGCGTATCTCAAGATGAGGCTAATTTAGTGGCTATGGCCGCTGTCATGAACCAAGGTCAGAAGATCGCCGATGAGCGTGGTACTTGCCATGAGGCTCCTAAGTACACCGGTCATTATAGTGAGGCGTTTGAGAAGAATAATTGTCCGTCTGGTCTTATCCCGTCTTCAGTTACCGTTACTGAGGCTGACGTGATCGGAGGTCCGTTCTACTCATACGAGAGCCAGTTCGCCGCCGATGAGCTTGCTAAGGCCGCTGTTAAGGCGCAAGGTCAGGCTATAGCCAATGATCGTGGTACTTGTGATGAGCTGAAGATATATGTAGGTAATTATAGCAAGGAGTTCACTCCTAAATGTCCTACTTGTCAGTACGCTGATCCTATTACCGTAACCCCGGATCTTATGGGCCAGTTCTTCACCTCTACCCGTTCTCAGGAAGAGGCAGACACTTTGGCTAAGGCCTATATTGATAGGATGGGTCAGGCGTTCGTCAACAAGAACTACGATGATACGTGCCATACGAAGACCGAGCAACCAGTATGGGAAACTATAGAGACCGTATGTAAGGACTGTATCTCTCAATTACATCAACGCAATACGAATACCTGTTATACTGATCCTAACAATCAAGAGCGGTATATAGCCGGTGGTAGCAATACCTGTTTCTGGTTTGGTGCGGCATCCAAGGCCTTTACCCGCCAATGCGCTGACGGAGGTGTGGGTAGTTCTGTTACTGTAACCCAGAATGATGTTACGGACCCAAGTCCTAGCTCTGATGGTAAGTTTAAGTCATGTGTGTCACAAGCTGACGCTAACGCCAAAGCATTGGCGGCTGTTACGGCTCAGGGACAGAGCGTGGCTAACTCGAAAGGTACTTGTACGTGGACAGGAAGCTATACCGGTCAGGTTCAGAAGAACAATTGCGCTGATGGCGGCGTAGGAGACATGGTATCCGTAAGTAGCGATAGGCTGCCAGGACATCCGTATACCTCCAACATATCTTTGGCTGACGCTAATAAGAAGGCCGAGAATGCTGTTCGTGGAGCCGATGGACAGAACTACGCCAATAAGAACGGTGGATGTACTTGGACTTACGTGGCAAGCCGTGACTTCTATAGGAACAATTGCGCCGGAAGCGGGGTTGGTCAGAGAATAACAGTGACCTCTACGCAGGTTAACGGCGGTACGCCTATCACCAGCAAGGTTTCTTTGGCTGATGCCAGAAGCAAGGCCGAGCAGATCTTAGACCAGAAGGGACAGGATTACGCTAACCAACATGGAACTTGTGTATGGACCGGTACTGGAAGCGCTACATTTTATAAGGATAATTGTGGTACATGTAAACATGGTGTCGCTCTATCCGTTCCTTATAGCGCCTTAGGATTGTCAGCGTTGACATCCACCGTATCTCAGGCGGATGCCGACAGCAAGGTTCAGGATGCTTTCAAGAATGATACGGCGACTAAGACCGCCGCTCAAGCTTACGCTAATAAGAATGGTGATTGCGCCGATGACGATGATACCCCATCTTATGATGATTGGAGTTACTATTGTAGTGGATGCGATTATCGTAGGAGTAGGAATCAGACCAATCCTTGCTCTTCAGCCCCAAATCAAGATGAGTTGGTTGAGTCCGATTCTAGATCTTGTGGATGCGGGTGTGATAATACATATCATATGGATAATAGCAGGTGTAATAATGGTAATAGCGAGGAGCATTATTCTAGCGAGTGTGATCCTGCAGGATATTGGCAGAATGGTGGTAAACATTGCTGTAATCCACATGACTACACTATCTATACCAATGAGGTATGTAAGGGATGTTCGGGCGAATGCGGTGATATATGTGTTCCTGATAGCCCTATTAAGGTGGTTAGCGCTGGTGAATTTTGTGCTTCTTCATCGAATCTGGCTAGTGAACAAGCTTATAACAAGTATAAAGGGTACAAGGATGCATTGCAAAAATTAGTTGATGCTAGGATATGTCCTTCTAAGGTTGGCAATGATGACCGATGGGGAAATGTCAAGGCTACGAACTGTCCTAGCAACTGTACTCCTAAGACTATCAGTTATAAGCAAATCGCTGGTAAATATAAGGCTTGTACCAAGGACGAGGCAAATAGGATAGCCGACAATAACCTACAATCCGATGGTATCTCTTACGCTAATGGCTTGGCGCA